AGATAGAGCAAAAGCTAAACAGGCAACTAGTGTGAGTAAAGACTATCGTGGAGACATGAAAGATTCTGTTGAAGAAGCTTTAACAACCGCACAGCGTCTTAAGCGTGGGCGGATAATGAAACAGAAGGCAAAGATCATTCAAAGAAAAAAAGAAATTTCTCTAAGAAAAAGAGCTACACCAGAAAAACTTCAAAAAAGAGCGATGAAAAAAGCTCGAGATATATTGAAGAAAAAAATAACAGCTGGTAAGGACATGAAAGATGTTGGTATTGGTCAAAGACAACAGATAGAAAAACAGCTCGAGAAGAAAAAGGCAATTATTAAAAAAATTGCAAAAAAAATATTGCCTGATGTTAGAAAGGCTGAGAACGAAAGGATTAAACATATGAGGGGGGGAGACAAGGAATGAAATTAATAACTGAACATTCTAATGAAGTTGAATATATTGTTGAGGGAAAAAATAAACAACAGTATATTAAAGGTATCTTTCTTCAATCTGATATTAAAAATCAGAATGGTAGAGTTTATCCTTTTTCTGTTCTTAAAAAACAGGTAAGAAAATTTAATGAGAACTTTGTACAAAAAGATAGAGCTTTAGGGGAGTTAGGACATCCTGCTGGCCCAACAGTTAATCTTGATCGAGTTTCTCATATTATCACAGAATTGTATGAAGATGGAAAAAATTTCATTGGAAAAGCAAAAGTAATTGATACGCCGAATGGAAAGATTGTAAAAAATCTTCTTGAGTCTGGCGTTCGTTTGGGTGTGAGTTCAAGAGGTCTTGGTTCGGTAAAAACTAATAGGTCTGGAGTTAATGAAGTACAAGATGATTTTGTACTTTCTACAGTCGATATTGTTTCTGATCCATCTGCGCCTGAAGCATTTGTTAATGGTATTATGGAAGGTAGAGAGTTTAGTTTAACGGGCGAGTTGGAATATGATATTCGTAAAGAGATCAATAATACATTATCCAAAAGACTAGATAAAAAGAAGATTGAACTATTTCAAAAATTTATTAAAAACTTATAAGTTACATAAAGGAGTAATTAACATGGCTAAAGAAAATGGACAAATTGAAGAAGCTGATAATATGGAAAACGCTGAAATTGAGAAAAAAATAAACGAAGCAGGAAAAGATAAAGTTGCTGGTGAAGTTGAAATTGATCCAGAAACAGGTCGAAAAGAGGATGAGGAAGATGAAACAGGTGGATTGAAGAAAAGCAAAGATAATAAAACTTCAAAGTCAAATGCTTCACCTAAAAAGCATGAAGGTAAAAAGACAAAGAAAGAAGAAGACGATGAAGATTACGAAGATGAAGAAGAAGATGAAGATGATGTAGAAGAAGGTACATTACCGCCTGCACTTCAAAAAGCTATTGATGCTAAGAAGAAAAAAGGTGGCAAAGATAAAGATGATGATGAAGATGAGGAAGACGAAGAAGAATCTAAGAAAGAAGAAATCGAAGTTAATGTAGACGAAGATGTTGCTGCTCTAATTAACGGTGAAGAACTTTCTGAAGAATTCAAAGCAAAAGCTGCTACAATCTTTGAAGCGGCTGTTAAGTCTAAAATTTCTAAGATACGAAAACAGATTCGAGAAGAATCTAAGAAAGATCAAGATGATCGTATTGACACCATGCAGACAGAGATGACTGAGAATGTTGACCAATACCTCAACTATGCTGTTAAAGAATGGATGACGGAGAATAAACTTGCGATTGAAGGTGGAGTTCGTAACGAAGTCACCGAGAGTTTTATTTCTGGTTTGAAGAAGTTGTTTGAAGAACATTACATCGATGTTCCCGAAGAAAAAGAAGATGTTTTTGAAAGTCTAGTTGTCGAAAACGCAGAACTTGAGACAAAATTAGACGAACAAACAGAGAAGCATATGGAAACCGTGAAGGAATTAAACTCTTATAAAGCGCAATCTGTTTTCAAGACTATTGCAGAAGGAATGGTCGATACTGATGTTGAAAAGTTTAAAGAATTAACAGAAGATGTTGATTACGATACTGATGAACAGTATGCGGAAAAACTCAATGTTATTAAGAACAGCTATTTCAAGTCAGACAAGAAAGATAGTACTGTAACAGATAATAAGAAAACTGCAGGCACCAATAATCCAGTTGTAGATGGGAAAAGTGATGGACGTATGGACGGTGTAATGACAGCTATTTCTAACTTATCAAAAAAATAATGGACTGATTGAAGTTCAACCCTAAATTAATTTTTAATCAAAGGAGTACAAATATGTATTTATCAGAAAATATTTCTGAGAAGTGGAAGCCCGTAATGGAGCACAAAGACCTTCCAGAAATTAAAGACCCTTATCGCAGAGATGTTACTTTGCGTTTGTTGGAAAACCAAGAGAAGTTTCTTCAAGAAGCGGCTCCTACTAACTCTACTGGTGGTAACGTAGACAATTGGGATCCGATTTTAATTTCACTAGTACGCCGTGCAATGCCTCAGATGATTGCATATGACGTTGCTGGTGTTCAACCTATGACTGGCCCAACTGGTTTGATTTTTGCTATGAAAGCAAAATATACAAGTCAGGGCGGTGCAGAAGCGTTTGGTGCTGCTGGTACTGGTGCAGATGAGGCAGATACTTCTCATTCTGGTACAGGTACACATAACGCATCTGCTTCTGGTGCTAATCCGTTTACTGCAGCTGGTACATGGGGAACTGGTACAGGTATGGCAACTGGCGACGCTGAAGATTTAGGCGCTGGTGGAACTTTTGGTGAGATGGCTTTTACCATTGACAAACAGATGGTATCCGCTAAATCACGTGCTCTCAAAGCTGAGTACTCTACGGAGTTGGCTCAGGACTTGAAAGCAGTTCACGGCTTGGATGCAGAAACAGAATTGGCTGGTATTCTTTCTACGGAAATCTTGCAAGAGATTAACCGTGAAGTTATCCGTACAATTTATATTACTGCTAATGCTGGTGCAGCTGATGCTACAACGCCTGGTACATTTGATCTTGACGTTGACTCAAACGGCCGATGGTCAGTTGAGAAATTTAAAGGTTTGATGTTCCAAATCGAGCGAGATCGAAACGAAATCGGTCATGCAACTCGGCGTGGTAAAGGTAACTTTATGATCTGTTCTGCTGACGTTGCATCTGCTATGTCAATGGGCGGTATGTTGGAATCTGGTCATGCGTTGAATGTAGACGATACAATGTCAACTTTCGCTGGTACAATGAACGGCATGAAAGTTTATGTTGATCCTTACTACACTTCTGGTGTTGGTCAGTTTTATGTTGTTGGTTATAAGGGTTCAAGTCCTTATGATGCTGGTCTTTTCTATTGTCCTTACGTTCCACTACAGATGGTTCGTGCTATGGGCGAGAATACCTTCCAACCTAAAATCGGATTTAAAACCCGATACGGAATGATTAAGAATCCTTTCGTAGGCGATGGTACAGCTACAATGACCGCTGATGAGAATCAGTATTACAGAAAAGTTAAAGTATCCAACTTGATGTAATTTCGGTTTTTAATTAAATCAGGGGGATGGGGACTTGTCCCTGTCCCTCTTTTTTTTTGGAGTTCACTATGCACGAATATAAATCGAAAGTGACTAAGATTGTTGATGGTGATACCATTAAATGTGATATTGATCTAGGTTTCGACATAGTATTATCAAATCAAACGATACGACTCTACGGCATTGATACGCCTGAATCAAGAACTAAAGATTTAGAAGAAAAGTTTTACGGAAATGTATCTAAACAGTTTTTAAATGATTATTGTCCTAAAGGTACATATATCATCCTTAGAACCCATTTAGATAAAAAAGGTAAATTCGGGAGAATTTTAGGTGAAATCATACTCCATGCAGTTAATTTAAACGAACAAATGATTGAAGAAAATCTAGCAGTTGAATATTATGGCCAATCTAAAGTAGATATACATAAAGCACATATGTATAATAGACAGGAATTAAATAGAAAGGGTTATAAATACATTCAATAGTTCCTTACATTGGCCATTTTTAAGTGTTAGCCTATGCTTGTTAGCTTGGTCAATAGTATAAATAGTTATTATATATATTGCTATAACAATTAAAATAAAGCATTACTTATGTCTATCAATACACCACAAGAAGTAAATTATCTTAATACAGTCAATTTTGAAACTAATTTTGTACGCTTACCTAATACAAGTTTCACTTGTAGCGAAGTAACAATTCCTTCATTAGCACTTGGAATGACAACACTTCAATCGCTGTTTAGCGATATTCCGATTGAAGGTGATAAAATTAATTTTGAACAATTAAGCATATCCTTTATTGTTTCGGAAGATTTCAGCAATTATCTAGAGATATATAACTGGATGATTTCTATTGGATTTCCAGAAAAATTTGAACAATTTTCTTTAAAAGAATCTTTAGCACAATCCGCTTCAATAAACTCACTAAGATCGGATATGTCTGTTATTGTAAATACAAACAAATCAAATCCTAATTTTGAAATAACATTTAAAGATGCTTTTCCTGTATCTTTAGGTAGTATAACATTTGGTTCTAATGCATCTTCCCTTGAACCCATCTCTGTAGCCGCTACTTTCGCATATACTGGTCAGTTTTTAATTGAAAAAATAGGCTAAAACAAATTCCTTACATTCCATAAATCCTTTTGTTATACTTATACTATGAATATTAATGATATTAAATTAATGATGTTAAAGGATAGTCATTTTCTTAAAGATGAGGTTAATATTGATACCGCATCTTTATCCGTGCCAGAGTTGAGCGGAAAATACCATCAATTGATTTCAGAAGAAACTATGAGTTTGCGAATTTTGAAAAAAGAATATGATGTTCTTTATAGAGATAGATGGATATTTTATTCTGGAAAAGCAGACCCCGAAGAATACGATAAAGAAGAATTTAATTTAAAGATTCTTAAACAGGATATCGATAAGTTTTTAAATGCAGATGAACAGCTAAACACACAGAAAGATAAAGTTACCTTACAGGAAGTTAAGATTAATCTACTTACAGAATTTACGAAGTCTATTATGAGTTTATCTTTTAATATTGGTAATGCAATTAAGTGGAAGAAATTTTTAAGTGGTGAGCTTGGATGATTGTAGTAGGAAAACTAAATGAATCATTTTTGCAGATTTCATGTGAAAAACATATTGCGTATGAACTTAATGAATACTTTTCTTTTAAAGTACCTAACGCTCAATTTCATCCGAAGTTTAAAGCAAAGATATGGGATGGGAAGATACGTCTATTTAACATAAACACAGGAAAGATGTATTTTGGTTTATATCCATACTTAAAAGAATGGGCGCAAAAACATTCTTATGAAATAAAAACAGATATAGTAGAAGCAAGTGGTAACAATGTTGACTATGAAGGTTGTTATAATTTTATGAATGATTTACAACCTTTAGTAAAAGGTAAAAGAATTGTTCCAAGAGATTATCAGATAGAATCTTTTTGTCATTGTGTTAAGAGTGAGAGGTCATTATTACTCTCCCCAACATCATCTGGAAAAAGTTTAGTTATCTATTCTTTAATAAGATGGCATCAACAATTTCTAGACAATGATAAAATATTGATTCTTGTACCAACAACAAATCTAGTTACACAAATGTACAATGACTTTAAGGATTATTCATCAAGGTCAAAATGGAACGTAGAAGATCAATGTCATATAATTTATTCTGGTAGGGAAAAGGAATCAGAAAAACAAATATACATTAGTACATGGCAATCTTTGTTTCGTTTAGGGGTGCCATATTTTAAGAAATTTGGTATGGTTATAGGTGATGAAGCACATTTATGTAATGCCCAGAGTCTTAAAGGTATCTTAGAGAAAATGACTACCTGTAGGTATAGGTTTGGTACTACTGGTACTATTACAGATTCTAAGACAAATAAATTGGTATTAGAAGGATTGTTCGGTAAGACTTATACAGCAGTTACTTCTAAGCAATTAATGGATGATAAACACATATCTGATTTAAGAATAGATTGTTTAGTATTAAAATATACTGATGCTGAAAGACAATCATTAACACAGTCTACATATAGAGAAGAAATTGATTTTGTTGTACAACATAAAAAAAGAAATGAATTTATTCGTGATCTTGCTTTACTTAGAAAAGGTAATGTTTTGATTCTTTTTAATTATGTTGAGAAACATGGTAAAGTTTTATACAAGATGTTAGAAAATAAAAAAAAGAAAGATAGAAATATCTTTTTTATAGCAGGTGAAACATCTGTTGAAGATAGAGAAAGAATTCGTAATTTAGCTGAAGTTGAAAACTCTATCATAGTTGCTTCGTCTGGTGTATTATCAACTGGTGTGAATATCAAAAATCTTCAAACTTTAATTTTTGCTCATCCATATAAAGCGAAGATAAGAAATCTTCAATCTATTGGTAGAGTATTAAGATTAGATGATAAAGATAATAAGGCAATTCTATTTGATATTGTTGATGACTTGTCGTGGAAAGCGCACCAAAACTATGGTATTAAACATTGGAAAGAACGTGTTAATACTTACCTAGCAGAACAATTCGATTATATCTGTAAGGAGATTAATTTATGAGGGACGTAAAATGAGTAAAACATATCGAAAATTTATGAAAAATAAATTTGAGAAATTGAAGACTAAGAAGTTTAACAAGTATAAGAAACAAAGACAAAAATTTAAAGAGGGAGAGTCTGATGTTGAAGAAGAAGAATTTGAAGACTTGCGAGAAATGCAAAAAGAAAACGAACCAGATAAACACCTCTGAGGGTTATGCTGGAACGGTTTATTATCAAGATTGGACTTGTGGTTGTGGAAAGATTAATATGTTTAAATCACGAAAACCATACCCTTGTCTTACAGAGTATTCTGTTAGTGCAGGATTGTTGTAATTAATTAAAGGATATTGTTATGATTAATATGGTAAATAAAAGTTCCAACCCATTACCAAGTTATGCGAAGAACGGTGATGCTGGTATGGATATTGCTTCAAACGAAGATGTTACTATTAAAGCCTTTAGTTGGGTAACAATTAGTACAGAACTATATATTGCTATACCATACGGATATGAAGGGCAAGTTCGTTCACGCTCTGGGTTGGCTGCAAAGTTTGGTTTGCAAGTATTGAACACACCAGGCACGATTGATTCTGGTTATCGTGGTGAAATAAAAGTTATACTTATTAACCATAACCATTGGGCATATGAGGTAAAGAAGGGAGATCGTATTGCACAGTTAGTTATTGCACCTGTAACAACGGCAAAGATTGTAGAGGTTGAAGAATTGTCAGACTCCGACAGGGGTGAAGGTGGATTAGGGAGTACTGGAAAATGACAGATAAAAGGATGCATTATGTAGACAATGAAAAGTTTTGTGAAGAAATGACAAAATGGAAAAAAAGAGTTTTAGACAATCGTGAGGTTGAGGAAGCCGATCCCCCATCTACAGAATTTATGGGTGAGTGTTTTTTGAAGATTTGCGAACACCTTATTATGCGCCCCAATTTTATTAATTACACATTTCGAGATGATTTGATTTCTGATGGTATAGAGAACTGTTTACTTTATGCACACAACTTTAATCCAGAGAAATCTAAGAATCCATTCTCTTATTTTACACAAATTATTCATCATGCGTATGTAAGAAGAATTGTTAAAGAAAGAAAATTGATGCATATTAAATATCTTTTTGTTGAAAGGTCTGGTATATTAGATGAGTTAAATCCAGACAATGAAGATAATAAGAGAATAACTAAAACGTGGGTAGAGTATCTGAAAGCCCATGAGCAGTATGCTGTTAATCCAGATAAGAAGAAGAAAAAGAAGAAAGCACCGAATTTAGAATTGTATTTTAGCTAGCGCAGGTCAGTATTTAAGTTTTTCCTTGTATTATGTTGTAAATTGTAGTATTCTATTAACTTACCATAGAGGAATAATAACTTGGATTATCACGTTATGCTGTTTAAAGAATGTCCAAGATGTTCTCAATTTGAAAAAAACCACATTTTTAAGAATTGTGGTTTTACTGTTAGTAGACTTGAGGATGGTACGATACTACAAGAATTTGAATGTAGTAGATGTGAATTTAAATGGGAAGGGAGATATGAAAGTTGTTCTAATAACAGACCAGCACTTCGGCGGGAAACAGGACAGTCAGAACTTTTTGAATCATATAAAAAAGTTCTATGACCAACAATTTTTTCCCTACTTAGAAGAAAATTGTATTAAAACTGTTATTGATTTAGGAGATACATTTGATAGAAGAAAGTTTGTAAATTTTAACATATTAAATGAAGTAAAGAAATTTTATTTTGATGTTTTAGCAGAGCGTGATATTAGGTTACTCTCTATCGTAGGAAATCATTCTACATATTAT